CTAAAAAGGGAGTTTATCTGTGAACTCGAACGACTCGGGGCGGAACTCGCGGACGTCAATCCTAATTTGGTTATCGCCCTCGGAAACACAGCGTCTTGGGCCCTTCTTGGCAGAACTGCCATCAGTAAGCTTCGAGGCACTACCTTTAACTCCACACATACAGCGGTTGGGTTTAAGGTCCTTCCGACTTACCATCCGGCCGCAGTCCTCCGACAATACGAACTCCGACCCACCACAATCGCAGACTTGATGAAAGCCAAGCGGGAGGCGGAGTATCCGGAGATTCGCCGACCGAGGAGAGAGATATGGATAGAGCCAACCTTGGAGGATATCTATGAATTCGATCGAAGATACATCGCTGGATGCGGAATTCTTTCTGTCGACATTGAGACTGCTGGAACGGCAATCACATGCATTGGCTTCGCTCCGAATTCATGTTACGCAATCGTCATACCTTTCTTTGACGCAAGAAAAAAGGGACGAAGTTACTGGCCAACTCAGTCTAGTGAGCTTAAGGCTTGGACGTTTGTTAGGAATGTTCTTGGCTATCCAAAGATCAGAAAACTATTCCAAAACGGCCTTTATGACATCGCCTTCCTCTGGCGAGCATACGGAATCAAAGTCCTAGGTGCCGAGCACGATACCATGCTTCTCCATCACGCTCTACAGCCTGAGAGTCTGAAAGGTCTGGGATTCCTCGGCTCAATCTATACCGACGAGGGATCGTGGAAGGATATGCGGAAGGGCAAGACAACCATAAAGGCGGATGACTAACGTATGGGCCTTTCAAATCGGAGTTTCTGGTGAAAATAATCGACACCTCGGAGGTAACCCCTGATGCCCTCACCAAATGGGAACGAGACCAAGTCTATAACGGCCTTGACTGTTGTGTCACCGCAGAAGTCCTCGACGTGCTGCTTCCACAACTGGACGAATTTACAACTCGTACCTACGAGTTCTCCAAATCTCTTCAAGCGCCCGTGCTTGAAATGCGGCTTCGCGGTGTACTTGTCGATCAGGCCCGTAAAGAAGAGGTCATCGAGGAGTTCTACGAAAAACTTGATCGCCTGGAGAGGAACCTCGATCGCATAGTCCTTGAAGGTGTGGGAATGCCCACCTTCAACTGGCGATCCAACCCAGACCTACGGAGGTTGTTCTATGATTACCTTGGGATTCCAGTTATACGAAAGGCAGGGAAACCAACCACTGACCGTGATGCGCTCGAACGAATGGAGGCGTATAGTATCGCGGCGCCAATTGTCCGACATCTTCTTGCGATTAGAGACCTTGGTAAAAAGATTGGAGTGCTCCGAACTGACATTGACCCTGACGGCCGGATCAGGACTAGTTACAACATTGCCGGTACGTCTACCGGAAGGTTTTCATCGAGCCTCTCCGAGTTTGGTACCGGAACGAACTTACAAAATATCGAAGAAAGTCTGCGATCCATCTTCATAGCCGATCGAGGATGCAAGTTCGCGAAGTTCGATGCAAAACAGGGAGAGAGCTATGTCGTCGGAGGAATCGAGTGGAATCTATTCAATGACGGCCGATACCTCGATGCCTGCGAGGGAGGTGACCTCCATACTTCTGTTGCCAGACTTGTATGGCCCAAACTGGCTTGGACGGGTCAGATTAAAGCTGATAAGGCTCTTGCTGAGCAGCCCTATTACCGTCATTATTCACGAAGGTTCATGTGCAAGAAAATCGGTCATGGCTCCAATTATGGTGGAAAGCCGCGTACTCTCAGCTCTCAGGCCAAGGTTGACATTGGTCTCGTCGAAGAATTCCAACCTAAATACTTCCTCGCCTTCCCCGCCCACCAACGATGGCACGCCTGGACCCAAGCCCAACTCTACGCCACCGGAACCATCATCTCCCTAACCGGCCGCAAGCGCCAGTTCTGGGGCCGACGAAACGACGATTCCACCCTCCGCGAAGCGATGGGATTCCAAGGCCAAGCCCTCGTGGATATCGTCAACCGCGGAATGCTCAACATCTGGCACGCCCGCGATGCCATTCTCATGATGCACGATCACGACGCCTTGACCGTGCAATACCCCGAGGAGCAAGAAGATGATATCGTGCCGAAAATCCTAGCCCAACTCGAAGTCCCCATCCCACTCGAAAATGGCAGAACATTGCTGATTCCGTATGACTGCAAAGTAGGGTGGAACAAGGGCGAGTTCGATGCAAAAACCAATCCCGACGGGCTACGTGACTACGACCCCAATGACAAACGGAGGAGGACACCGCCAGTGCACATCTTGGATCGATGCGTTCGTTAGCTACACAGACAATCTCGAATCCGCCCCGCTGTTCCGCAAATGGGCAGCGATCACGACAATCTCAGCAACGCTGGAGCAGAAGGTATGGGTAACTACCGGGTCCCCACTCTATCCGAATTTATATATCTTCTTGGTAGGTCTGGCGGGGATTGGAAAATCTCGGGTTATTTCCGCAAGCACGAGTTTTATCTCCGAGCTTCCAGAGCTACACCTCGGACCAACATCTCCTACGATGGCTTCTTTGGTGGACCATCTAGTCGAAGCCAAGAGAACAATAATCAACCTTCCGGACCCGGCCTATGAGTATAATAGCATGTATCTCGTTGCTGACGAGCTTAGTGCTTTCATGCATGAGTTTGACCCAGGTCTCGTGGGTGGACTCACTACGTTCTTTGACGTGGTTCCCTATTCCCAGTCGAGAAGAACTAAAGACGTACGCATTAAAATGCAGCGTCCTCAACTTAATATTCTTAGCGGTGCTACTCCTAGTAACCTCATGAAACTCATCCCCGACTATGCCTGGGAGCAAGGCTTCACCTCTCGATTCATCATGGTCTACGCCGACGAGAAGCCCACCATTGACGTATTCAACACCCCCAACAAACCCAAGCCAAAGGAGATGATCCATGATCTTAAGCTTATATCGACTCTCCAAGGCCAAATGGGTTGGACTGACGACTTCGCAAAGGCTATGCATCAGTGGAAGCTACTCGGGTTTGTTCCTAGTCCTCAACATCCTAAGCTTCAGTCATATTGTGCCCGGCGTTTTAGCCATCTTATTAAACTGTCTATGGTTGCTTGTGTGGACCGTGGTAATGAACTGGTACTTAGAGTGGAAGATTTCAATCGCGCCATGGGTTGGCTCCTCGAAGCCGAAGCCACCATGCCAGAAATCTTCCGAGTCGGATTGACTTCAAGTGACGCGAAGGTAATGGAGGAAATAGCGCACTTCGTCCGACGGCGGGGGAAGACTTCGGAGCATCTAATTATAGGGTTTGCGAGAGAGCGAGTGCCGGCTTATGCCGTGAAGAGTGTGATCGATGTGATGGTGAATAGTGGAATGATTGTGAGTACAGGACAGGACTTAAAAACCGGGCTGCGAATCTTTATGGCGGGAGGGTAGTATGAGAAGAGAATTCAAATGTATAGATTGCCGTAAAGATTGTGATTCTCCGCAATACAAAGATTCTATCTGGTTACCTGTAGCTGGGCCGAAGGAATTACTTTGCATTCAGTGCTTTGAGATTAGATTAGGTAGGAGAATAGTGTTTGAGGATTTAGAGGATTGCCCTCTTACACGGATAATAATCAAAACCTACGAGCGAATCTTCATGGCTTCATAGCATGAACAATCGCTTCCTTCTCAGTCACGGTCGCTTTCTCAATTCCACAATCTCTCTCCAAACCTCTTCAATCTTCTTCTCCAGCTGTGCCATCCTGTGCACAGCCGCAGTCTGCCTCTCATCATTCCTAGCCTGAGCTACCATGATTTCCGTAATCCTCGACAGCGCCCCCTCCAAATCAGACGTTCGCACGGTTAACTCCCCGAGTTTCACGCTGAGTATTTTCGTATCACTCCGCATTGTGAGGATGAAGACTATGCTGAGAACCACATAGCCGAGAATGGATACCCAAGTGTCCTTCAGCCATTCCATTAGGCTATCCTAAGTGTGGGGGCATTTGCGCCCCCTATAGTTCACCCAGCGCGAGATTTATCCAACGCTGCAATTGCCGCCTTCGCAACCTGGGCTACTTCTTCGGGTGTGACGTATTTCCCGATTTGGATTTTACCGAGGAACCCCGCGTCGTACGTGAACGTGTCGACGACTTCTTTGATTGCGGTTGCGACGGCGTCGAGGTCGTCGTTTGCTGCCATGATACTACTCCTAGAATTGCCGGCACAGCTTGTACAGCCCCGGAGAGTACAGGGCTGTACAGAACTGCGACGATGATTGCGATTGCTGTCACGCCTTCAACGCAGCCTCAGCCTGGACCACCAGCTGCACAATCTGAGCAGCGGTGACTCCCGTTGCGGTGAATGCGGGGATGATATCTTCCACGGAGTTGGGAAGATTATTCACCATCGCAAGCTCTTCCGCAGCCTTAGCAACAACGATCGGCCGGGAAGCATTCTGTGCGATGGTGTGAAGAAGTGCGGTGGCCTGGGTATTCACCGTTGAGGTAAACAACCCCGAGATCGTGGACGCAATCGTCGCCGGAGCCTGTCCCAGAGACGAAAGCAATGACGACAGTGCGCTGACGCTGACAGTGGTAGTCTGAGTAGTCATGTGGGTTCTCATTTGTTGTGGTCTTTGGCCATTATGAGGCCGATTCCGGTGGTAACCGCAGTCCAGTCTAGCATCAGGTGAGTTTGATCAAACTGACCTGTGGCAAACTGGTGTAGCACATCTCCTACCGCACCGAGAATTGCAGCAACTCCCGCAGCGGTGGTCTTCCAGCTAGTCATCATGTCACTTCCTTTTCGAACAGAGCTTTCTCCGCCTGTCTCCTCCTCACCAGCCCGGTCAGGACCTTCCCATTGCCCCGATCGTAGAGCATGAAGTCCTGGTCTGCGAGCTTGTAATTTCCAGCATTCAGCGCGCTCAGCAACGAACAGTTGTGATGCCCCAGCCAGCCGGTATTGTATTGGAAACTGACAAGGGCATCGAACTGATTCTGATTCACCGGCACCTTTACCAGATGCGAGACTTCAAGCTCGACCGAGGCTAGATCAGCCAGCAGCACAGCATCAGCCTCTTCCCGGGTGAACTCCTGGCCGATGAAGACTTTTGGTGGGCCAGCAGAGGTCGTATGCCCCCAGCCGATGGTGAGTGTTCCATGAACTCTCTCCCCAGGTTTGACTACGTGGTCGTCGATATCGTCGTAGGCTCCGAGGATCAGCCCCTCGAAGGATTTGATCAACGCTAGGCCATTGGGTCCAGTCTTCATCGTTTCTCCATCGTCCCATACCTCAGCCCGCGGATTACATCACCCATGCCCTTCGGTCGGGCTAAGCCTGTGGCATAGTCGTGGGTGAAGCGAAGGATTTTTCCCTCTTGTGCGTTGGTTAATCCAGTCATCGCACCCAAGGCGGTAAACCCGTGTTGGATAGTCGCCCCCGCGTGCTGCTTGGAGAAGCTCTCCTTCCCCCGAGAGACGTCTTTGATGGCATCCGAAACCGCCTTCATCGAAGTCGTCAGCAACCCCGTCGTGGGCTCCCTTCGCTGATTGCTCAAAGCGAAGTCAGCAAATTCCCTAACCAAGGGCCAAGATGAGGATACTCCTTTAAGCAACGCCTTACCCATCCATTTGCCCCAGGACTCTTTCTGATCATTTGTGAGAGGAGTAACCATCTCCTCAACCAATGCGGGGAAGATGACATAGGAGAATAACCCCGCCATGAGTTGTGGGGCGTTCTGCTTGAATGTGTCGAATTCACCTTTCTTAATTCCTTCAATACTATCCGCCGCTCGCCACATGAGTTCGTACTGGCGATTGAGCATGTGGGAGAAGAAGCCATAGAGACTCGTCATCCACTGTGCAAGGGCACCACCACGCATAAGAGCAGGGCGATTAGTGATAGCCACAGAGCCATGAGCCCTGCGAACCGCACGATCTGCTGCATAGATGGCATCGCCGTGGACTCCGTGGTCTTGCATTTCTTGGTGATACTTCGCAAGCCATGTGGGCATTGCAGATAGCATATCAGAGATAGCCACAGGTTTTGCTGCCATCCGCTGCAACCATTCCCTGAAGTTACCTTTACCCATAGTCGAATCTTGTGCCCCGGATAGTGTCTCTTGGTAGTTGCGATCTCTCCGTTGCAATTCCTCGCTATGTTCCATTGCAAAGAGCCAGTTATTGTTCGTAGCATCTTCACTGGTCATCAGCAACTTCTTAACCCAATCAAGATAGGCAGTTCCAGCCTCAGGAAAGAATCGACCACCCACCTCTGTGATCGAGTTCATCGCGGCCGTCGGGCCATGCTTAAGTACAGTTCCAGGATTCCATCCAATCAGTGTAGAGATGATATTCTGCCTAAAGAATTCCATCGCACGATTTCCTACTACCTGCGCATCGCTCCTAAAGTTCGCAGAGTTTGCTACATCCTTAAGATAGGGCACAAGAAGATTCTTGTAGGGCAATCCATAGTGCTTTGTGATGGTATTCTGAACCCGGGTATCATAGAAGATTTTGCTGGCCTCAATGACCGCGGGCCTAAAAGCGATATCATGCAGCATCCCACGAAGATGATTGCCAAGATTGCCAAGCTGTAGATCAAGCGGTGCAGCATAGCCAGTTACCTTCTTTGTGTATCCTGCGGGAGTGGTAGCACGAACGTAGTTGTTTTGCTCCAAGGCTTCAGGGCCTTTGAGCTTGGAGGAAGTGCCGACGAACTCAGGGGAATAGCGGATCGGATAATACCCTCCGCGATACGTCCCATGCGGTGTCTGAATCTCAATCGGTTCACTACTCTCCGGGGCCACACCCGAGAGGTTTCGGTACATCTGATCAGCTTCTTTCTTCACCTTGTCGAAGATGTCCCAGACCTTTTGTACCCAGTCCCAGTCCTGCTTGGTGGCTTTGGTGTTTACCCATTGGAGGACGTTGTTGATATCGACCCCATGCCCACGTGCGATCTTATCTCTTCCTTCCTGCCGACCGAGGTAGAGCATCACCGCGCGGAGCTTTTCCCTGGTGAAGGGCATTGACCTGCCGTCGGGATCGTCGAAGTTCGGCACACCCTTGGCGTTCTGCTCAACGGAATGGGGCTCAATGAATAAGGGATTATCTATCTGCTCATAGAGGTCTGCCTTATCTTTGATCGCAGTCAACATCCTCCCGTACTTCTTTTGGATAGCCGATTCATAGTTTGCAGCCTCGCTCAATCCCCGCATCACATACTGGGACATCACCCCCTTAGGATCACCTCGATCAAAGCGATTTAGCAAAGCCTCCATTTGAAGCAAACTAGCGAACGCTGTGCGGGTGGTATGCTTAATCCCCTTCGGAGGCCCTACCACCTTCTCTGGCAGGGTCTTAAGCTGGTCGACGATTTGATCCTTGATTGCCTGAAGGTCCGCCTCGGCACCTTCTTTGTATATCTTGAGTTCATCACGGCCGTTCTTAACGAGGGTCTTGATTGAGTCGTGTACAGCGCGAAATTCTTCGGCTGTAAGCTGCTCCAAAGGTTTCCGGTAGTTCGGGTCCAGTAAGAAGTCAGCAACAGGTATCTCGCGTAGACCCGCCTCCTTGCCGGCGACAAAGTCTCCCAAATCCTTGTATTCTCCCGAGGCAATCGCCTGTTGTAAATCTTGGACAGAACGCCGTACTTGCTGACCAACGCGCATAAGGATATCGTGGATGAAGTTCGTATACTCCGGTTCGACACCTGCCACCTCCCTCTTGCTAAACCGCTTCGCTAACTTATCAAACTGATCCCTAGCCTTTTCCAACCGCTTAGCCTGATCCGCCATCAACACTGCGAGATACTGTCTCTGCTTCTGCTTAAACGCCTCCTGTGCATCACCCTTCAACAGCGAATCTTCGGCCAACCTCCCAGCCTTCCCCGCATCTGCAAGGAACTGCTTCGTACTTAGGTTCCCAATTGCCGTCTGGTCAAAACTCTGCTTCACCCAAGCCTTCAAATCCCCCTTCCCAATAGGTAGACTCGAGCCAGCCTTAGTTCCCAGAGCAACCACTTCTTCATGGAGCATATCCAACTGAGTGGGGGATATGACATGATCT